GTTTAAACTGTGGTAAAGAACACAAATGGCGAGGTGTAAACTTTGCCAACAAATATTGTGATAATCAATGTCAAAAAGATTTTGAATATAAACAATATATCACAGAGTGGAAAGCAGGTGATCAAAGCGGTGTAAACCGTTACAGCACCAGTAAACATCTTTATAGATATATTTTAGAAAAACAATCTGGAAAATGTGCTATTTGTAACATTGATAGCTGGAACGGATTCAGTTTAATTTTAGAGTTAGATCATAAGGATGGAGATCACACAAACAACAAAGAAAAAAATCTTCGTTGTTTATGTCCAAACTGTCATAGCCAAACTCCAACGTATAAAGCCAAAAATACAGGAAAAGGTAGACAGCATAGAAAAAAAGTTGTATAATAAGTTTTGTTCAGTAGCAATACTGAACCGGCGAGGTAGAAGGTAGATGAGGATAGACATCGTTGTGGCTCCATGCCGCAATGAACTAATTCTGGCAAACAGTCTTGAAAACTGTTCGTGCTTGAGTGACCCGATATCCAAATACCTGTCAATTGCTGATCGGAAATATTCAGGCCTCTGTAGCCTGTCTATTGCACATTGTCCAGACCGACGACATCGCACAATAGGTCTTGTCAATTGTCCGGTCTATTACTTGACCTTTTACCAGACCGTTTAAATTTAAAAGAGAGAAACACATGAACATCACACTTCGCAAGGCAAACGCAGTTCAAAACAGCATCAATGATGCAATCAAACATATCAAGTTCGAAACTACAATCGAACTCAACGAATTCCAGGACCCTAATTTGGTCCTAACTGATGCAAACAATAAACTGTTTGCCGCAGACGCTCGCAGACAAAAACTTCTGCTAGCATTGTATAACATCCGTGGCCTTGTCGGAACAGCGAATGCCGCCAGCGGAATTGATGTGAATCTTGCCAAAGCAGCATTCATTGACAAAAGAATCGCGCAGCTTGAGGAAATCGCAGGCCTTAAGCCTCACACCGACATTGGTGTGATTCAAGGTAAACTTGAAAAGATCAAGAATTTGAAAGACGAAGCACGTAGTCGTATCTATGGCTACGGTGACACTGTAAGCACTACAGTGGTTAGTCAAGAGCAGATCGATCAGGCTAAGGCAGAAATCCTTAATCTGAAAAAGCAAAAACAAAAGCTCAATGATGAAATTCTTGAGCTCAATATCAAGACAGAAATTCCTCTAACCGAGGATACAGTAAAACTTCTGCAAGAAGAAGCTTTGCTGTAATGGCTATCGCAGAGTATGGAAGAGGTCTATCCGTCCGGTCTCATAAGCCGGGAATCGCAGGTTCGAATCCTGCCTCTGCAACCAAGTTATTGATAGTAGTATGAGATCCGATCAACGACCGAAAGGCGATACCGAGCGGGTGGAACTGCAAAGTTGGTGCATCGTAGGTGCATTGTTGGCTGCAATATGATCAACGGCTTTTTACAGAGTAAAGGGATTGAGCGGTGACGGATTCCATGTTGGGCTGGACTATAGAAGCAGACGCTGTAATGTCTGGGCGGCCTGAGCAACGCCTCAAACCAAGACTTCATTATTACTATCAATATTCAGATAATTAGTTTTATGCGGGAGTAGCTCAGTTGGTAGAGCACTTGCCTTCCAAGCAAGATGTCGCGAGTTCGAACCTCGTCTCCCGCTCCAAATAATATGCTACCAGTTATAGAAGAAAACGATCTAGTTAGAAAATTTAATTTTAGTTCTGTAATTACACAGTCTGACAATGACACCGCCATAGGCATTATTAAATCAATCATTGCTGACGGTAATTATTTTACTAATAGTCCAAAATTTCAAACCAAAGAAAATATATTCGCTCGTCCTGAACCAGTATGGTTAAAATATAGGATGAGCTTTTTATTTTCTGCATTCATGTATTTGGGAAGAGAAGCCAAGGTATCAAACATGATGGCTTGGAGTTTCATGACAAATCTTGAGGGTGCCGAAGATCGTGAAAAACTGTGGCATCACCACTGGCATCCACAACATCCCGATTCCAAAATGCTAAGTGGAATATTCTATTTGCATATTCCTAATGATGTAAAAGATAGAGATTATTGCGGAACAGAGATAGCGCCAAATGGTGTTCAAGGAGATGGTAAATTTTATGTTCGACCAAATGACGGACATTGGATAATCTACCCTAGTGATACTTGGCACAGGCCAGGAATAGTTCAGAGCAATCAATATAGATTTATTCTAGCAGTGGACGTTGAATATCAATGAGAATAGGTTGGACAATATATACAGATCCTAAACACGCTGAACACAGTCAGTGGAAAGACCTTGTGTATGAAACACCAGAACCGATTTGGCCAATTATCAGAGATCAAAGGAAAGATTCCGATTATCTGATGTGTCCGGCAGTGTCGGACTATTTTTCAAATATGTTTGTAATTAAGTGTCCGTATGATGTTACTATCTCATATGATCGCACAGCAGACATGTATCAAACTGATAGGCTAGGACAAGATTGGTATAACCAAACATTCTTTCCTAGATTTCCTATCGTTAGAAATAATAAGATTGTAGGATCTTGTGTTACGATGCGCATCAACTATCTGTTCGTCGCAGATCAAGATGTAGAAATAGAATCGTTAGATGTTCCGATACTTCACACAGAGTTAACTCGTAACATAAGAATGATTCCGGGAACTATGAATATCCATAAATGGATAAGACCAGTAGATTTTACATTTGAAATAATTGATTTAGATCAACCTTTACATTTAAAAAGAGGTGATCCTTTATTTGCTGTTAAATTTAAAACAGAAGAAAAAATAAATCTAGAGCATATTGAATATTCTAAAGATTTAAAACACATCACTGAAGCATGTCTAGCTTCAAAAAATTTCGTTCCGCGAAAAAGTCTCAAATACAGATATAAGATGGCCGAGCGTTGGTTATTCGGTCGCCGTTGGTTATAATTCTGGCTATCGTATAATGGAGAATACAACTCTCTTCTAAAGAGTGAATGTGGGTTCGATTCCTGCTAGCCGGGCCAAATCGCTCCTGTAGTAAAATGGTATTACACTATCTTGGTAAGATAGAATTCCAAGTTCAATTCTTGGCTGGAGCACCACTTGACAAACACACACATTGGATATATAATAGCAGTATGTATAAAATAGAATGGAAAGACACAGCGGGTAGAGGCTGTGTGGAAGAAGTAAAAGATCTATCAGCAGCGTTGGCGTTTGCCACAGCCTTAGGAATACCAGTTACTATAAACGGTGGTGGTATGGAACTTGTAGGAACATTTGGTTCTGCAAGCATAGAAAATGGAAGATTACCTAACGGTGATCGTTACACTTGGTATAAAAGAAGATATGTCAAAGAATGATTTAATTGAGTTAACTGGCACAGTAGACGAAGTATTGCCTGGTAGTATGTATCGAGTAAAAATCGATAATATGCAGAGCATTATTACCTGTTATACTGGAGGAAAACTTAAACAGCACAAGATTAAAATTATTCTTGGAGACAGGGTTAAAGTTGAAGTCAGTGCTTATGATTTAAGCAAAGGGCGTGTGACATATAGATTATAAAAGGAGAGTGCTATGGCACCGTGGATTCAAAACGTAGCACTCAGCGATGTTAAGCGAGGTCATCACATTGATGCGGGTGTCAACTCTATGCTGATTCAGATCTGTGACCCTCCTGGCGATTTTCCTACCCCTAGCTACAAGTTCAAAGAAATCCATCAATTCCAGTTTCTAGACGTTGAAGAAAAGGATCACGTTTTGGACGAGGCTATGCGTTGCAGCCAAGAGCAGGCCAACGAGCTTGTTCGACTGCTACAACACGCATTTGAAAATCGTATGAACGTAGTTGTCCACTGTCACGCAGGTGTTTGTCGCTCTGGTGCTGTCTGTGAAGTTGGTGTTATGATGGGCTTCCGTGATACAGAAGCATTTCGTAGCCCTAACCTACTGGTCAAGCATCGTATGATGAAGGCACTAGGCTGGACCTATGACGAGAATGAGCCCCACACTATCAACGGTCATACGACCGAGTTTGGGATCATTCTCCCCAAGACAGTAGAGTGGACCAACGACAACGAAAAAGTTTTTACACTGGCCGCAGAGCGTAGAGCTCGTAGAGAAAGAGAAGGAGATATCTAATGGGTGAAGATTA